GTGGGACACGCTATATTCTGGCGTGGAATGCTAAGTCGTATTGCACGTAGTTATCGTGCATTTCTTTCGCGTGGATCTACTATGTTCGACACCCAGAAGATCCGTAAGGGTCTTCCGGGGTTGGTTAAGCGCTGGTCTCTGGCCGTCGGTCATTGGGCAGCTTTGCCATCAACAACTCGAGGTTATTTCTCCGACATTCTCGTCGTTTCTAAGTACTTGTCCCATGTGTTGTCTACACAGGGGGCTAGTGGTCTTGTACTCCGATTAAAGACTTCCATGTTATTCACCCAGTCCTATTTGGCTGGATCTAAGCTTACTTCTGACGCCTTTGGGTATCCGGTCCGCCTTACTAATTACCTTCCTGCTTGGTTACCCCTCCATGCTCGCAATGGCATCCGCCAGCGATCAAAGAGAGTCATCCGTTTCTGGATGAGCATCTTCTACATTTACAAAGTAGTTCAGATGCCTTATAACCTCAGAAAGGCCGTCGCTACGATCCAGACACCTGCTCTTGTACCTAACCTGGTCCAGGAGCAGTTGCTTGAGTCGTACCGACAGTTCCTCCGCACAGTCTTCGTCCCGAAGATATGTGGGGGGATTAGGGCTATTCCTAAATTCGTGCCCGGTCAATTCTTCACTCCTGTCAGCGCAGGACCCAATGGGGCTCCTGCTGTTAACAGAGTGGCGGATGACGCTGGTGCACTTTATGAACAGCATATTAGTAGTAAGACCTTGAACGCAAAGGGGGTCGCCCCTTCATCTATCCTTCATAATATCATCTATGTGGCAATGCATTTCTGCGTACCACTAGAGATCTATGATGTGACGGATGTCGGTAAACGACACGTGGAGGAGGGCTTTGGGCTCGTTAAGAAGAGACAGGGCAAACCCCGTCATCATTCTGTCGTTCACTTACTGCCTGAACCGGCGGGTAAGATAAGGGCTATTGCAATCTTTGATATATTTTCACAAAGAGTGCTCAAGCCTTTACACGATGACATCTTCATGGTACTAAAGAGTATCAAACAAGATGGAACCCATAGTCAAACCTCCCTCATGAGCTGGCTTAAATCTCAGGCAAAGACAGCCTGGAATGGATATACATGGTCCTCTCTCGATATCTCTGCCGCAACTGATAGTATTCCGACCCAGCTTCTCTGTATTCTTATGGAGGAGCTCTATGGTCATACTACTCAGGCAGCAGATATGGCGAAGGACGTCCTGGCGCTTATGACTGATCGTGACTTCACTGTGAAAGGTGTGAGTCAGATCTTGTCGTCGGACTCCAAGGATGTAGTTCCGGAAACGGTACGGTACACCCGTGGACAGCCCATGGGCTGTTTAGGATCTTTCGCGTTACTTGCATTGTGGAATCATTCGTGGGTTCAGTTTGCTTCTTGGGTCTTAAGTGGTAAATGCCTAACGAGTTACGGCGTTACTGGTGATGACGTCGTCATCGCCGAACGCTCTAGCTCTTCGCCTATCGGCAAGAAATATGTGGAGTTAGCGAATAACTTCCTGATCCCTATATCTCTTACGAAGTCATTTGTGTCTTCAGCTCTCTTCAACTTCTTATCACGTACGTGGTTGGAAGGTGAGGAGATTTCACCTGCTTCGCTCAAGGAGGATATCACGATACGTGATAGCTCTACTCGAGTTCAGCGCGCGATACGATTGCTCGATCGCGATTGGTGGAATTCTGACGGTAATGGATGGCTCGCGAAGGCCGTTAGGTATTTCCTATATCCTTCTGAATACATCGTTGCGTGCGCAAGCACACGACGAGGTAAACTGAATGGATATGGTCTTCGTGCTGCTATCTCCTTTTTGAGTCCCTCTGCTAGTGTTAAATCTAGCTTTGGGATATCAAACGTTCCAATTATGGGATGGTTGTCGGCTTTCGCCGGTTCAACCGCCCTATTGGCACATGGCGATATGCTGCGTGAAGATACCTTACTTCCGAAGAAGGTTACCCGAGAGTCATCCACAGGTATTATTCAAGATTTCCTCAATTCAGTATTGAGAGAAATTATTGATGTATACCAGTGGAATGATGACACCTCGGGTGTCTACCTGGAGTGGCTCGAGAAGCAGAATCCTGCTTTACGAGAACCAGGTATTTTGGGCCTTTTCCTGATATCCGAGTGGGACTTCCATAGTTATCACTTGGAAGACACCCGGTGGTTATACCCTGATATTACAGAGGGTTATACCAACGAGGAATTAGTCACCAGACTCGGAGAGTCGTGGTGGCTACCACAGAATGCCAGCGTTGCAGTTACGAAATCCCTTGAATGGCTGGCGGAACGCCAACGATTCAGAGATTTCTCGGACCCTGACCTGTTTGTACATCAAGCTGGTATTGCACTGCGTACCCGTAAAATGGGCGAGCAGGAGTTTAATAAGTTCGAGCGGAAGGCATTGAGTATGCTGTTCCTAATATCTCAGGGGTCCAACACGGAGGTTGATCTCAAGATCAACCAGGCCATGTCCAAGTACTTAGAGAGAAAATATCTCGATAAGTTCCTGGGGTTTACTCCAGGATCAGTTGCTGATCCATAGAGGGACACGAAGAGTTATGTTTTTACTCGTGTAATAAACTATAAATAAAGCATTGTGTCAACTAGGTAAGGTCTGTATTCTCACAAAACCGCAC